ATGAAATATCGCAATTTATCACCAAAAAGGAATATGAAACGGTAAAGGCAACGCTACCATTTAACAAAAATGGCTCTATCAGTAAAAGAGGTGAAAAGGAATTTAAACATTATCTTGAACTGTATCAAAGTCATACTAGAAAAAAATTCTTTTTAAAAACTTTGCTTGATAAATTAAATAAACTATCGAAAGAATGAAGGAGAACATAAATGCCAAGACTTAGCGCAAAAGAATGGAAAAGGAGAGAGGCAAAAAAACTTGCTTATATTAAAGATATTAATAAACTAATAAAAACGATAGGGGGTAAAAAATGGAACTAAATAATTACGAATTACCAGAAAAGTATGAGATAACTTGTCCAGAATGTAATCATATTATGTGGCTTTATCATTTGGAATGGTTTTCTATTGTATGTCAAAGCTGTTGCGATGATATAGAGCAAGCAGATTGCGAAATAAAGGAGATTTATTAAAATGAGTGGTAAAAATAAATATATGTTAGATGATGAAAATGAACTAAATTTTGAAATGCTAAATTATGAAATCGACCAATTAATGATAATTGAAAAGAAAATAACAGAAGTAAACGCTGAAATGTTAAGGGGTGTCAATCTGGCTATAAGTCGGTTACAGGATTTAAGGGAAAAGTTAGAGTCAGATTTCGAAAGGCAAAACATCAAACAAATAGAGGGAGCAAGAAAGCAAAAAGCCTTGTATATGCTTGACGATAATGATGAAAATGAAGAATATCAGCACAATTTTTTTATTTAATAACAGGTATTGCATATAATCAATAAAGATGATAAATTAAATTTTTACAACTAGGGAGAAACAATGAAAAACAACCATTTAACCATTTCAAAACCATTTTTATATCCAAGCGATGTTGAAAAAATCTTTGGTATAAGTAAAAAAAAATTATTGAAGATGAGAAACAAACAAAGCCAAAAATTAAAATATTATCAACTACCTAATAGGCTAGTAGTATATTATGCAGACGATATCAAGGCATTCATTAACAATTAATAAGGGGATTACCATGAAAACAAAAGAATTAGATATTAACGCAATAAAAGTTAAAGATATGGATATCAAAACATATTTGGTCAATATGGCTGAACACCAAAAAGAATATGGAGAAACTTTTAAAATATATTGTGAAAAAGCCAATTATTTTAATCCGTTTAGTAGAACGATTGACCCAAAATATGCAAGTATTAATTTATTATTGAGCGATAAAACAACACAACAAGAGCAAGCCCAAGCACTAAGAGAAGCAGAGTTGTGGCAAGAAAAAAACGCAAATAAAAAAATTGATGAATTTACAGATATTCATGTAATTTTTAAAACAGGTCATAAACAATTAAATTATGCCTAACAATAATTAAAAATAAGTTTTTTATAAGCCCCAATAGGTAAAACTAAAGGGGCTTTTTTTTAATTAAAGCATTGATTTATAAAGGATTTAAAGGGTAAATAGTGGCACAAATTGGGGTTAAAATCTGTTATAATATTTTTTTTGCTCTTTTACAATTTAATGCTTGACATAATCAAAAATGATAATAATATTATTGTGTTACTAACAATAAACAAGGGGAAACAATGAAAGACTTCATAAAAGAAAGAGAAAAAGAATTTAAACAAATGAAAGATTTTTGTTTATTCAACCTTAAAGGTAATAATAAATATTATAACGCTTACCAATGCAGAGACTTTAAAAACCATATAGAGAAAAATGGTTTTGAGAGATACAAGGCAGAGGACATAAAAGAAGTTTATTTTACTTCAAATCAATATTATGGCTCTAAAATTGCTTTAAGGTTAAACAGTGGCGGAGAAAGTAGCAAAGCATTTAACTCTGTTAAAGAAATGTTATTTTTTATACAAGGCTACAATAACGCTATTTTTAATTTAAATTAAACACTTTCTCCAAGTGGTTAGGCATTAAAGGGGCTAATTGTCCCTTTTTTGTTTTTGTTGACAAGGTAATCAAAAAAGATTATATTTATAAATGATACTAACCAATAAAGGAAGTCATGAATAAATATAGGATAGAAGTTAAAGAAATAACCACTTATGAAACTGACATAGAAGCAGAAACAAAAGAGGAAGCAATAAACAAAGGGGAATATCTGGCAATGAGTAGCAATCTACAAACAGAACATACTGTTTCATCATCTTTATCAATAATGGTTATTTCATAAGGTTAAGGGGGGGCGGATCAGCCCCCCCATCTTTTAGGGTTGCATTTAATCATTTTTGATGATAAGGTTATAATACTAATAACTTAATAGGGAGAACTTAAACAATGAAACATAAAAAACAAGTAACAATGCCAAACTTTGATGAAACAGTAAATGCTGAAAGGATAAACGATTTTTCACTAGCACAACTCAAGGCACTTGATAAACTGTTAGACGGAAAGGCAACACCAAACGATTATAAAATTTTAAGGGGGGGTAAATAATGGATAAATGGTTGAACAGTCTCAGCAATAAAGAACTAAAAACATGGATTAAAAATATAGATACTCCATTCGGTCAATTGTTAGCATCTGATGAGGATATAAAGAACATAAAAACAGCAAAGAATATATATAATAAAAGAGCATATAAACATTAATGCTTATGACGAAAAGTAATAATGTCGCACTATAAAAGGGGAAAATATGAGAACTAAAAGGAAAGTAACAAACAGAACTGATATTAGGGTATATATCATTAATACATTACTATTGATTATCTTTTGTTCTGGTGCTGTCCAATGCACTAATGACAGCATAAAAGAGTTAGAAAAAAACAGTTATCAAAATTATTTGACAGAATAAGCATTATTGATTATATTATTCATACTAACTAACTAAACGGGGATTAAAAAATGATGTATGAAGAGATAACAAAAACAAAATTTATCAACGCTTTTAGAACGTCAGAGACTAGACAGAATCAATTCAGTTATGATGCACTTGTTGAACTCTACCATTACTATGACGAACTAGGCGAAGACATGAATTTTGATATGGTCGGTATCTGTTGCGAATGGACAGAGTACGACACGATAAAAGAGGCGTTAGAGTCATACGACCTTGAAGACCTTGAAGAACTAGAAAATATAACAACTACTTTTATATTAGATAACGGAAACGTTCTACTTTGTAATTACTAAACACAACAACCAATCAAACACTGGGGGGCTTAATCGCCCCCTTTTTTTATCCTCAATTTAGACTCAGTCTAAACTCACCAGAATATCTATATTAAAACAGGGGTTAAAAACCTATCTATACAATACCGCTAGGAGCTCCAAATTAGCCCCATTTAGGCGTTTAAATTGTTTGGTAATAGGTTACCACTTGGGAGCGTGTTTTTTGGCTTAAATTTGAGGGTATATACCCCCTTTGGGTAGTCTTTTATATTGTTACTATAGTCATAATCCCCAAAAACCCCAGAATATCAATTTTTGATTTTCTGATTACGCAATACCCCGTATATTACGTCTGATAGGCATTTTCCATGTATTGGGCTTTCTTACATTACCGACTGCTAGGTATCTAAAGGCATCTGCTGCGTGTGAGGTCCAGTCGTGTTTGGGTCTGCCTCTCCATGCCTTACCGACATCATCCCACTCTCTGTGGTACTGCATGAGGGCATCCAGTCCTCTTTCGCATTTTTCTTCATCGAAGTAGCAATTAGGTATTAAGGTTCTGACTTGTTGGATACCGTCTTCTATCCCCAGCATAGGAGCTACATGGATATTGTTGAGTCCTAGATTTCTCAGTACTTCTAGCCTTGACTTACCTGTCGTAAGTTCTTTGACTCTTACGTCATGGGGGAGTATATGGCTTTCGTAGTTATAACCTTTATCCCGTAGTATCTTAACGTAGTGGTCAAGAGCCATGCCTGAGTTCTCATAATAATCTATGATGCGTGTTTCAAGCCCTACAAACTGTGCAAACCATATCGCTGTGGTATCTGCCATACCCAAGTCCCATGCAGTGATTACCGATGTACCGTGGTCATACGGTACTCTCATAATCCTGCCTTCGTTCTTGGATTTTAAGAGTTCAGGTGCATAGTACGCACCCTCTACATAGACGATAAAATCGCCTTCCCAGACGTGCTGATAGATTTCAGGTCGTTTCTCTAAGTCTTCTAAACGTGCCTTCTCTAAAACCTCTGGAAACCAAGCATTATCTTGCCAGTTTATCTCTGCTATTATAGCATCATTTGGGGTATTTTGGCGGAATCTCTTGTGTGTAGCACTATCTTTTGACTCTGGATTCCATGTTACCCATATCTCTGAGTCGTCATCCCTAACCGTTGGTATCAGCTTTTGCCACGCTTTCTCGCTGACGTTCTCTGCTTCGTCTATCCACGCCACCAGTATCTTAGATTTAGACTTTAGGGAGTCTAGGTTACGTCTTAAACCGCTAAAAGCGTAGTGTATCTTACCGTCACGGCTTTTAATGTACTTTTCCCCTATCTCAAAGTAGTCATTGAGCCAATCAATGCTCTGTATGCTCTCTTTAACCTCTTGCAGTGAGGATTCATCGAGTGAGTTTAGGTGTTCCCTAGCACACAGTATGATGCCTGACCTGCCTGATTTACCTAACTGATAACCTTTAACAGCGGTCATTAACGCAAAAGTACGGGTCTTACCTGACCCCCTACCGCCGTAAGCACAACGATAACGTGCTTCTCCGTTAAATACGGGGATAAGTTTATTCGGTATCTGTATCTGTGCTGTCTGAGTCGTCATACGCTGATACTCCTTTTAGCACAATTTGAGTAGGCTGTAAACTACCATCAGGGGAAGTAATTTCTGTTTCGGTTCTGTCTTTCTGACCCAGTACTTGCTTACCTAGCCATACCAGCATGGTAGCATTGCCCTTGTCAGCAGCTTGAATTTGTTTTCTTCTTAAAGATAATTTGCCTAAGTTACGCCCCATATCAATCGCTTCAGCAATCTCAGGGTCATCTTGCATCCTTCTTTCGATGGTTTTCTTGTTACAACCAAAATACGCAGCAATTTCTTCCATTGTGCAGTTTAATCGGCACAACTTGATAATTTCTTCTTTTGTAAATTCTTTTTTAGGTCTTCCAGCCATACTTATATTTTACACTAATTTAGTGTGTTTTTTTTAGACTCAGTATAACTTTCTATAAAATGTGCTAAACGATTCATGTATAAAACATCGTTTTCACCTTTTAGCGTAATACCGTATCCATCTGATTCTAAAATACGAATAATCTTAACAAGGTCATCCATTACCCTGTCGTTGTCCATAGGATAACCATGCTTCTCTAGCAATGTTTTAATTTCATCACGAGTGAGCGGTGGGGGTATAAGATAGTCAATTAATTCTAATAATTGTTTTTGTGTCATTATTTCTTCTTGGCTGTTTTTCTTGCCTGTCTAAATGCTTTAGCAGTAGGTGCACCCTTGCTCCCTACTTTACGCATTTTCTCCTTTGAGCCAGCTTTAATACGTTTTCTCTTAGCGTGTATGTTTGCGTACAGTCCTTTAGCCATTTCTTTTCCTTGCTTTTTTCTTAGCGGTTTCTGATAAATCTCTGTAATGATAAAGTTTTTTGCTGTTTTTAGTGTGTCTTACACCTGTATGCAAGCTACCATCAGACATCATGTGTGTACCGCCAGCATGCTTAGTTCCATCTCTAAAATAATGATTTACGCCTTTAGCCATGTTTGTGGTCCCTTATAAATTCTTCCCAAGTGTAATAGCATTTGCACTCAGGACACCAGAATAAACCTATCGTATCGTCTACCATTTTACTTTGTCTGCCCAGTAAGCAGCTGACATCTTACCTTTAGAGATATTCTTAGCGTGACGGGCTTTAAAGCTACGCCTTCTCGCTTTCTCTGATTCACTGCTTGGATTCTTACCAGCTCCAGATACACCTTGTTGTCCAAATCTAATTAATTTAGTTTTATCTCCTTCTTTTGCCACCACAACATGACTTTTTGTGGGATGATTAGGAGTGCGCTTTGGCTTATTATACCCTGATACGCCAGCTCTGGTTAATTTGGAATCTTTAGCCAATTTAAATAGTTTAATTAATTTTAATACAATATTATACATCATGTTATAATGATTTTATTGCAGAAGGATAAATAATGTCAATAACAACTTATTCAGAACTAAAAACATCCATAGCGGATTTCTTGAACCGAGATGACTTAACGTCAGTTATTCCTGATTTCATCACATTAGCAGAAGCACAGATGGAGCGAGAGCTCAGACACTACAAAATGCAAAAGCGTAGTGAAGCTGAGATTGATACACAGTACAGCTCATTACCTGCTGACTTTTTAGAGCCGATTAGATTTCACATTAACGATACTTACAAGACACGACTTGAGCTCACATCACTCGATGATATGTTAGAGCTAAGAAACAATACCGCTAATGCAACAGGCAAACCAAGATACTACTGTCTTGTTGGAGACTCCATAGAAGTCTATCCTACGCCTGATACTGACTACGATGCCGAATTACTGTACTACCGAACATTAGAAAAACTTTCTGACAGTAATACTTCTAACTGGTTATTGGATTCACATCCTGACGCTTATCTTTACGGTTCGCTTATGCAATCAGCACCTTATTTAAAAGATGATGCAAGGATTCAGGTCTGGAGTGTGTTATACTCTGGTGCAGTTAGTTCTATCAATACTCAATCTCGTAAAACCTTAAGCGGTGGCTCTGGATTGAGAAAACGTATACGGAGTTATTAATGAGTTTAACCAACACATTCGAGACAACTACGCTCACATGGTTATTTACCGCAGACAGTGCGACTCGCCCTACATCATGGTACATTGGTCTATTTACTAGTGACCCTACCGATACAGGTGCAGCGGGTACTGAGGTCTCTGGTGGTTCTTACGCCAGAACATCAGCATCTTTCACTATCTCAGGTAATGAAGCAACCAACAGTGCATCGATTGAGTTCCCAGAAGCAACAGGCTCATGGGGAACGATTACGCACATTGGTGTCATGGATGCGTCATCAGGCGGTAACATGATTGTTCACTCAGCCTTAAGCACATCAAAGACCATTGCATCAGGAGACGTATTTAGAATCAATGCAGGTGATTTAGACATCACGCTAGACTAAGATGGCTCTCAGGCTTGGATATGGCACTGGAGCTTACTCTGCTGGTAAGTACGGCTATCCAGAAGTCTTTGAGGGTGTCACAGCATCATCGCTTACCTCGTCTGTCACACAGGCAGATGCGGTTATTGTTAAGCCTGCTAATGCTAGCGTAACCTTAACATCATCGGTCACCGTCTCAGCAAGACGTGTGGCTCTTGGCGATGCTTTATCAACCCTTACCAGTTCTGTTACATCATCAGCACGAAGGATTGCATTAGGCGATACATCTGACGCTATCACATCAAGTGTCACCAGTGCAGGAATACGCATTGGTTTAGGTTCAGCTACACCTTCTCTTACTTCAAGCGTCACATCAGATGCAAAACGAGTAAGGCTCGCTGACGCTACGGTAGCTAATACATCAAGCGTTACAGCAGACGGTGTAAGGATTGCAAAAGGCGTTGCATCAATAAGTTCGACTACTTCTGTCACATCAGAAGCAAAGATTCTTGTCTCAGCAATCATAAGTGACGAAATTAATGGTACAATAGTAGTTGATGGAGTGCGTGTGCAAAAAGCATCGTGTGCTCCTAGCTTTACCTCGACAGCAAGTTGCATAGGTAACTTTAAATGGCTAGAGGACATATTAACAGGTGATGAGTCAGATACATGGACCGATGACACAGCTACCACAGAAACATGGACAGCTCAGTTATCAACTTCAGAATCATGGTCTGATAAATCCGAAACAATAGAAACATGGACCATTAAAAGTCCAACAAGTGAAACTTGGAACGAATCCGCTTTGAGGTAATTAAATGGCAGATACAACAACAACAACGTATGGATTAACAAAGCCCGAAGTAGGCGCATCAGACGATACTTGGGGAACCAAACTTAATACAAACCTAGACACAATCGATGACCTGTTAGACGGAACAACAGCAGTCACAGGAATCGACATCAACTCAGGTACGATTGACGGCACTGTAATTGGCGGTACGACTCCCGCAGCAGTAACCACCTCGTCATTAGTTGCAACTACTGCCGATATAAATGGTGGAACAATTGACGGAGTTACCATCGGTGGCTCATCAGCAGGTGCAGGTACATTCACTACCCTAACAGCTAATACCTCTATCACAGGTACACTAGCCACAGCAGCACAACCTAATATTACAAGTCTTGGTACGTTGACAGGTTTAAATGTTGCAGGAACTCCAACCTTTGATGGTTTGACTGTTGATGGTGAAATTACTGGACCAGCTTCAAATAATTTAACAATACGTTCTAAGTATAGTGCCACCATAGATATTGACTCTGATAATAACCAAACGGATAGAAACTTTCAGGTTATACATGATGGCTCAAAGCTAATATTAAAAGCAGAAGAAAGCGGAGACATCTCCTTCTACGAAGACACTGGCACAACTGCAAAACTATTTTGGGATGCGAGTGCTGAGAGTTTGGGTATTGGTACAAGTAGTCCTGCTAATAAACTTGAAGTTTCAGGTCTAAAAAACACTTCAGAGCTTCGTCTTTCTAGTACAACTAATGATGCATCATGGTCTGCAAACGAATATTTTGGAAAACTATCTTTTTACTCTAATGATGATAGTGGAGCAGGAGCAGGAATAAAAGGTTCTATTATAAGTGCGTGTACTGTTGGTTCTAGTGGTGCTACTACACACATGAGTTTTAATGTTGCTTCAACCTCTACCAATGAAATAGAAAGAATGCGTATCGACTCATCAGGCAACGTTGGAATTAATACAACTAGTCCCAGTGCAATTCTTGAAGTTAGAGCAACTGCACCTACTTACACAAATAATGGTACTGTTTTTTGGGGTGGGACAACTAATAATGACAGCCATAATGGAATTATGTTGTCTTCTTATGGAGATGCTTTAGGAGGTTCAATAGGCTCTAACCTAAATCATTCAAATGGTACAGCATCTCAAAGTAATACAAACAGGTCATCTGGTGAAATTCAATTTGGTAATACAACTACTTCTGGTGTTACAAGCGATATTAAATTTGGCGGATATGTAAAAGGCTCTACAACTTTTTCAGAAAGAATGCGTATAGACTCATCAGGCAACTTGTTGGTGGGTAAGACTAGTGCTGACGATACAACTGCGGGTGTGCGTGTCAACGGACCTTTTGGTTTTATATCAGCGGTGCGTGATGGTAATTTACCTCTATTGTTAAACCGCTTAACCTCTGATGGGACTATCGTTGACTTCCGCAAAGA